CCGGAGCTGTCCGCTGTCACCGAGTCTGTAGCCCTGTTTTGCAGGGTTTTCGCTATCGCGTCCGTAACGAATGATACATTGCTTAGCGATTTAGTGAAAGTATATGTAGCCCCGTCGTTGAGGTCAAATGAGTCGATCATGCCGACCCCATCGGTCAGCAGCTTTGTAATGGCAAAACTCAGCTGGTCCACCGTTGAAACAGAGTCAACCAGTGTTTTGACAAACGAATACGCCTGCGCGTCAGTGACCCCAACAGAGTCAGCAAAATTGCGAATGAATATCAGGGTTACGGTAACAGCATCTGCGGTGGTCGCAACGTCTGCCAACGTTTTGCTGAAAGCAAAGATGGGCTCTGGTTGGGTCAGCGTAACAGCGTCAGCGAACCCTTTAGCAGTGGAGACGAATGTTTGATCGAGCGCTACAGCCGTGTCGGCAATATATCGGTAGCGCCCTGATTCATCCATTTGCACGTCGACAGTCATCTCAATATATGACACAGCCGACACAGGTAGTACGCAGGAAACCGCAGCGGAAGGCCGCACTGCGGTTGTAGCCACGCGAAGGCGTTGAGCTTCAGTAGAAACTGCTATAGATGAGGCGCGCAACTTCATTAGAAGTCACTCCGCACCTTGAACTTCAAAACGTCATACACAGTCTGAATTTGAGAGTCAGGGAACGTAATCTGAATCTCGCCTTCAAACTCGCCCGAAACAGTAAGCATGGAGGGGGCTGAAGCAGGGTAGAAAGTGATCTGGCCATTAGGGCCATCGGTAATTGAGCCGGGTACGGTGGCCTGCAGCGTGGTGCTACCGACCGCTCGAAATTTCAGCACGGCGGTGGCGCCGGTCACGTTCACAACGTTGCCAGTCGTCTCATCCGTAATAGTACACACCAGCGCGGGGCGGGTGTCGTTCTGAACCAGTTTGATCTTGTCGCTCATGCAAACCTCTGGAATTCGATGCGTGCAGCTGCACGGGTCAAGCCCTTATACACACGTGTACGTACTTCAGCCATATTGTCGTTGAAGCGCTTGGTGTAGTCCATCGCAGTCTTCGGGTCGTAGTACGGCTGATTGGGTGTGTTGTACAGGCGCGCGCGGGCGCCATGAGCGATGTACTCAAGGAAACGCTCGTAGATTTCCTCGTCAATCGTGGTGGACGCGCGCTTTGGTGCAATCGCGGCCCGCACTTTCAGTTTGTTTGCCTCAGTGACGATGGGCTTAGTCACAAGCCGCACGACGCCAGCGCGTGGGCGGAAGTAGTAGTACGGGTTGCCCGAGAGGTCAGCCCAATTCGAAGTGCGGTAAATTTGGTTCAGCTCTTCTTGAGCCTTAGGGATCAGCAGTTGGTCGCCATAGTACGCCTGCATGATCTCCACTACTTTGTAGTTCGAGTCATTTGCATCTAGCTCATATTCCCCGATGTCTTTGATGCCAGTGATGGCGTCAAGCTCTTCTTGCAGGTAGTGTGTCTCTTCGCAAAACTGAATGCACGAGTTGCGAATGGCCTGCACAGCCACGATTTCGGGCACGTCCTGCACGTAGGGCATGACCTCGGGTAGAAAGACTTCGTATGAAACGGCGGTCATTGTGCAGAACCTCTAACTGGAGGGTTACGGGGGCCGAGAGCCTGAGTTGGGTCGTTGGTGACTTCAGACGCAGTCTTACCTTGGACAGCGCCCATGAAGGTAGTGATGTAGCCTTGAGCCAGCTGCAAGCCGGGGGCATACTCGGCGTCCTTGCTACAAGCGCGGTACAAAATGTAGTCGACTAGCGCAGACTGGAAAATGTCAAAAATCGCAATTGGCTGATTTTCGTTCGTCAAGTCTGCCGGTTGGGCTGAATAGTTCAGCTCAACATATTGGGTGCCCGTATTGGGTGGGTACACAAAAAACGCGGCTTGATCTTGGTTGGAGTAGATGTAATTCCGAACCTCAGCCTTGGCCGTATCTGTGTGCCAGTTGGGGTTGAATCCGTCAATGATCTCACGCGAGACCAAGCGGATTGCGCGCCCGGGTGTTGTTCCGTTTGTGCCCATGTTGCGGTACACAGACAACAAAAGCCAGCCGTCGGCTGGTAGAGTTTGGCGGGTTCCAGCCACCAGCTGCTTTGACACAGTGGTGGAGGAAGCGCTCGGTTGAAGGGTCACGATTTGGCGTACGCCGTCATTGAGCCACGAAAGCAACTCGGCTCGCGTCCAACGGATGTTGGCCAAGTCGATCAGCTGGACCGTAGCTTTATCAATAATGGTTTTTGCGGTTACCGTGCCCATTGCCTACCTTACGGTGTTACTGCTACAGCAGCTTGAATTGCTGGAACCTGAGTACCGGCCCACAAACCTTGAACAACCAAGTTGTTCGCAGTTGCAGAACCAGCGTCAAGGCCAGTAATACCCAAAGCCTGAGTGTATGTAAAACCTGCAGAGACCAAGCCATCAATGTTGGCAGTGGTGTCCTCAGCAATTACAGCTTGGGCTTGTGGGAGAGATAAGCCACTGGCGATCAGATCGTCGATTACTGCCATGTTTAGCTCCTAAGGTTAAATTGATGCAGGGAGGGCCGAAGCCCTCCCGCGCCCGCTAGCGGGGTGATTAACCTGCGGCGACCAACAGTGCCAAGCCTTTTGGCTGGGCCACTTGGGTACCGTACACGTTCAAGCCGCGCACCAAAGTACCGAAGTCGTTGGGGTTCTGCAAGCTTTCGACTTTCGCGATTTGCGAAGCAAAAGTGATCGCAGACTTGTGACCAGCCATCACAGCGTGACGCTTCACAGCACCAGAGCTAGTAGCGTCAGTGCCAGTGTTGGGGTTCATCCAAGTCTTGCCAGCTGCACCGCGTGGAACCAAGTTGCTCACGTACACGGTGAAACGGTCGATCATACCGATCTTGCCGTTGCGCAACACGCTAGAAGCGTCACCCATGAACTGGGCTTGAGCCAAGTTCGATTGCATCAAGATTTGACGCTCTGTGGGGGTGATGATCAACCAGCGGTCTGTCTCAGGCACGTTGGCTTCGTCCAACACGCTTGACAAAGCAGTGATGCTCTGCAAGATGTTAGAAGCAGTCAAGGTGATGGCGGCAGAATCGGTACCGAGGTTGTAGCCACCAGAGATCGCACCAGCGGTAGCGCCTTGGTTAGCAGCATCGCCTTGGTTGAAGTTGGTGTACAACACGTCTTTGTCGATGTTGATCTTCATCTGCATAGCAGCGTCGTTGGTGAACATGTCCATCAACTTGGGCTTGGCTTGCAATTCCAACACGTTGTTCACGTTCACACCGAAGTACTTACCCTTGTTGATCACCAAAGAGATGGTGCTGGGGGCGGGCACTTCGTAAGCCAAGTTTTGGCCAACAGAGTAGCTGTTGATGGTGATTGATGGGATTGTGTTGATGATCACAGTGTCGCCCATACCGGTGATGTCACCTTGCCAGTCGGTGTTAGCGATTTCGCCGAACACGGTGGCGGCATAGAACTTCTGTGCCAACTTGCCAGACCAGAGGGCTGGAATGAACGTGCCAGAGTAGGCTGTACCTGAGTAAGCTACTTGACCGCCGGGGGTGTTGAAGCCACCGGAGTTAATGGGATACGCTGCTGCAGCGGTGATTGTGGACATGGAAGTGCTCCTGTTGTTAAAAAACGGTTTGGTTTACCGCCATGTCCTGTGGTGCTGCTTAATAGCGAATGCGACCTTCAGTAGTGGCGGCGTGGATATCATTTTCAATCTGCACCGCTTGTGCTTCGTCAATCAGGCCACGTCTCCAATCAGAGTAAAACGCATCAATATCCTGTTGGGTATAAACGCGCTTATCTACGTTTGGGTTCGTAGGAGCCGGTGACGTACGCGAGCGGGTCGGTGCTACTTGACTCTGAAGATTTGGCTTACCGGGCTGAGGGGCAGGCGCAATGGCTTTCTTGTATTGATTGAAGATGTTTGCCGTGCGTGTGGCGTCCAACGATTCATACGCGTTGTTAAGCGCATATTGGCGTGGCATGCCGTATACAGGGTCAACTTCTGCCAACCAAGCCAAGAACCCTTGGTCTACATTGAGGGCTTGCCAATCTGGCACCGCTGTTGTCAAAGCAGTCTCGTAGCGGTCTTTATCAGACACCACCTGACGCTCAGACACGTTGCCTAGCTTACCCTTCAACTCATTGATTTCGGCGCGGAGCTGGGCTTCAAGTTCGCGGCTTCCCGCAAGTTTCTGCTCAGTTGCACGGTCGATCAAATCAATCAGATCAGAACCAAAAGCTTCTTTGTCTTGTTCAGTGATAAGAGTCTTTGCCGGGGCCGGAGTGGTCGGCGCGGCGGGCTGCGCTTTAAGTACTGCGTTGTCGGCTACGAGCTGTTTGATCTGGTCATTCATCTCGCGCACTTGCGCGTACAGGCGTGGCACCTCTGCGTCAAACTTACCTTTCAGAGAGTGGTAGCGTTGCTCCCATGTTTCTTCAGGTACCGCTGGCTTTGGGTCAGTCTCTTGCGAAATGGGTTGCGGTTGTGGTTCAGGATCAGGCTGAGGGGGCTGGGCTATTGGTTCACCAGTGTCTGGGTTTACAGGCTGGGTTCCGTTTAGCTGCGCAACAAGCGCGTCAGCTTCTTCAACTTGCTGTTGAACAGCACGAGGCAATGACATTTCTATCTCCTTCGCTCCGACTACGCTGGGGGGCTCCAGTTACGGTCTGCCCACTCACGCTTACGGTCAGCTACTACGGTTTAATTTTGACTCTGGGCTCCGACTCAACGGTCAGCTCAGGGTCTGCGGGTTTTAGCCAACAAGGTGCTACCCTCATCGACAAGGTCAAGGATTTCCTTAACCTGCAATGCCCGGCCTTGCAGCCGAAGCATTTCATCTTTATCTCTTGCTTCACACAGGCGCATGAGCGTATCTGCGTGTTGCTTTTGCCAGAATTCTATCAGTGGATTGAACTCTTGCGTTTTCAGTAGTGTAAGACAACGAGCAACTCGCTCGTCAACTCGCACTGTCATTTATTTGCACATGCCGTCAGTTTTGGCAGACTCTTGGCTGACTTCTTTACCACCACGCTTGAGCGTGCTGAAGATGTCGCCGTTTGAACCGCCGCCGCCAACAGCGCCACCTTTGGACATGCCATCGGTCTTGGCTGATTCTTGCTTGTACTCAGCTGAACGCTTTTCCATTGGGTTGATTGCTTGCATAGGATTTCTCCGGTTAAGTTGATGCGATTATGTACAACATTCTACTGTTGTCAAGAGGCAACTCCACCCATGGGGGCGAAATTGTTTGCTACGGGTGCGCCGTTTTGTAACGTTGCACCGGGGCGCGCGTTCGGCGGTGTGCCGCCTGCTTGCGCCTGACCGTTCTGCTGCTCAAGCATCATCTGCTGTTGAGCTGCCATATTCTGTGCCTGCTGCATGCGCGCCTTGATGATCTCCACCGGTGGTACGATGTTGTCGGGGTTGAGGTCCAACGTCTTCGCTGCTTGACGCAACAACTCTGCGATACCTTCAACGCCAACGATCTGCTGAGTGATCGGGTTAGACAACGCGATCTGCAAGAACTGGTTCTGACGCATCTGAGCCTTAATCATCAAGGACACAGCGCCGCGTGCAACGATGTTGACGTCGCCCTTCAAGTCTGGGTCATCGCCGTAGCGCATGTTGTAAAAATACAACCGCTCGATGGCCAAGCGAAGCACGTTCTCGTCGATGTTGGAGATCACCTGCTTAATGGCCTTGCCAGCGTTAGACATCAGCATGCTCATGCCCGTAGCCGTACGGCCAGCGCCGCCAGCTGCACTGTCGCCAGTCATGTAGCGAGGAATGCCTGTGTACTCGTCAGCCAAGACAGAGAACTTCTCGTACACCGCCATGAGCTCGTTTGACAAGCTCGAAGGCTGGAAGAACTGCATGGGTGTTGCGCCACCAGCCATAGGATCAGAAGTGACCTGCCACACCTTCCATGGGTACATCTGCGTGATGTTTTCGCCTTGAGGCAAGCGGTCAATGTTGTACACCACCTGCGGACCCGAGGCGATGGACATGTTGTTTACAAGCGCACGCGCAGCTGCGTTGCAAATATCTTGCGTATCTCTACACAGATCAGCAACAGAGTTACCCCAATACGCTCCCGGAACTTCTTCATAGCTGGCCTTGTAGTATGGTTTGCGACCCAATGGATCGGGGTTGATGACGGCTTTGATGACCCACGTACCAATGACCCAAGCCTCGATGGGATAGTCCATCAAGGGGTCTGGCACTTCCTCTTCAGTCATGCCCCAGTCAAGCAGGAGCTGACCTTGCACATTGCCCCAGTACTGCAGTGCGTCAATTAACTGCGAGGGGTTCTGCTGTACACCCATTGTCGACTTGCCTTCAGCCGCAGCCTTGTTCATGTCAACGTAAATCCAATCACGAAGGCCGCCCTTGCCGTACTCCTCGAGAACCATACGAATGGCGCCGTCACTGTAGCCTTCAACACCAATCAGTGCTTGCAAGTCAGAGCGATGCAATTTGTGGCGTTCAATCAACGCACCGTCATCAACCGATGACGCGTCAGCTGCAGGGTAGATGTTGAATGGGTCTACGCGTTCCCACTCGAGAGACAACTCGTCCTGCACGCTCAACTCGTACTGCCCGTTCGCGCCGGGCACCCACTTCATTTTCGGACGCTTGCGCACCACAGGGCCTTTGATGAAAGCCGATGGGAACGTGGTGATGTCGTCGAGGAAGTCGCTAAACGCTTTCTGGAAACCGCCTTCTTGCAGCTGGTCAGTCATCTTGACTTCCATGCGCTCTGCGGTGCGAGTGGCCATGTCCTTGAGGTGTGACATCGCCATATCTTTCATCTCAAGCAAACGCTCGCGCACTTGCTGATCTGTGGGAGGTGTACCTGCTGCATATAACTGCATCACCTCCTGCTGCGCCTGCGCCATGATGCTCTCGACTTGGTTAGGAGGCAAATCAGGGATGGCGCCGGGCTTGATGGTCCAAGGCTTCTCGTCAGCTCCAGTGATCAGAGTATCGCGCAGCCAGCTCGACGCAGCACGGCACTTGTTCGACGTCAGCATCATGTAGATGGTAGAACTACCCTGCTCACGTAACTGCGCCAACTTGTCAGGGTCATACTCCCCGCGCCGCGCACGCACCGACTTGAGCATCTTGATCTCTGAAGTCATCTGCTTGGCCATCATCGAGCTCATCCACGTCTTGCGAATGAACCCTGCAAGCGCCTGTACAACTGGCTGAGAGTTCTGCTCTTGCGCCCTCTGACGCTGCTCATCTTGCAGCGCTTTGAGCGATTTGATGGTGACCATGCCGCCCGTGGTGATCGTACCCGGTGCGTTTGAATTGGTAATGTTCAAGCCAAGTTGCATATATGCGTCACTTTGTGCGAATGGGGTTTAATAGGGTGCAAGTCTACTTGTCAAGTCCACACGTAGTCAACTCGTTTCACTTCAACTGCTTTACGGGCCCAAGTATCGCCTGTGACGTTTCCATCAGCGTGCAGACACGCGTATTGATGGGCATCTGCGATGTGGGAGTGCGAGTTTTTCTCGGGTTTGTCGTCCGCCTCGCCGTTCTGCCGGATTTTATACCTATATCCGCCACGCAGTGCAGCAATTAGGTGCGTGCAGCACGGATCAATCAAATGCCCCGGTTTGCCATCTACGACACGTGTGAGCATTTTGTCGACTGCGTTAACACGTGCCACAACACTGTTGGACTTAGCCGGAATGACCCGAAACCCTTCTTGGCGCAAGATGTCAAACACCGAGCGCTCATCGGTCTGAGCTCGCTGCTGCCCCGCAGGGTCACCAATGATCAACACGTTCATCCCCGGGAAGCGGTTGGCCAACAGGGGCTTTAACTTCTCACGACAAAACCGCAAGGTGCCCATACCGTCAGACACGAGGTCTGCAAATGTCAGCAGTCGTCCTTGCGCATCAACTTGGTTGATAGTGCATGCAGGTGTGAGGCCGAAGTCCATCCCGATGATGAGGGGGTGGGTCTGCAGTTTGATGTGGTTGAGAGTCTGCTTGGCAACGTGTGTATCTCGATTAAAAGCTCGGAATACAGGCTGTCCCGAGAGCGATTTGCCAAATTTTCCATGGACGTAGACGTCGACCCAGTCTTCACTTTTGCCCTCGCACAAGTTCTCGTAGTACCCATCGGGCAAGTATTGCACCCAGTCCGCCTCTTGGCTCAAGCCGCTAGGCTGGATCGTGACGTGCATGTTGTCTGGCGGCTCGTTGAGCAGCTTTTCCCAAAACGTATCAGCGTCGGGCGGGTTGGTCGCACCCCACACTTTGTGAATCTGGTTGCCGTCATCGTCGCACGCACCCACACCGTTCATTGTTTTGTCGGGGTAGCGACCCAATCGGCCAGTGAGAGCATTGTAAATGTCAGGATTAATTTCTCGAAACTCGTCCATGACGCCAAAGGTAAGTTGCAAAGACAGTAGACGGCGAGCATCATTAGCATCGTCAAGACCGCGAAATAGAACTTCACACTCGACATCATCAAACTTGAGCAAAAACTTTGAGTTGGTTTTTTCAAGGACACCGGCTTCTCCATCTGGGTACCACTTCAAAAAGTCTGGGATGGTCGTGTCCCACAACATCTGACGGGTGTTACGAATGACAGCGCAGCGCGAACGGCGTATGCCGTCAGGACTGGCCTTGACCCGTTTGGCTTCATAGCCGATCTTGATCAACGACGCGGTCGTCTTGGTTGAACCCACCGGGCCCACAATGAAGTTCGCAAACTGGTCAGCCGTGAGAAACGGTACGACCGACATGGGTGGTGTGTAGACTAGGTTAGCCATCTATGGTGATCGGAGCTGGCCCCGCCTGAGGTATGTTGATCGTGATGCTGAATTTCGGTGCAGACTGCACGGTGGTGTCCACAGCCTTTTTGTCAGGCTTCAAGCCCGCCACGTCCACCAGTGAGTTAAACACACTGAGCTTTTGCAATATCGTGCTGTCGTTGGATATGGCCTGCTTGAACATCTGAGCCATCATCTCTTCGGCCATGAGACCGGCCTTGAGTCTGAACGTCATGCCGTTGCGCTCGAACTCTGCGCGTTGATTCTGCACGGCGTGTATGAACGGTGGCCACTGCTTGAGTCGCTCCCACTTGGCGCCTTCAAAGTTAAACCGTGCCGCGATGGAGTCAGGGTCTTCCAACCCCGCTGCGCACTCCCAGACTAGCTGAGGGGGCACATCCAAAGTGACATGGGCTTCGGGCGCGCTCGGCGAGAGCGCAAACTCGTTGTACTCAGCAAACTCGTCCAACTCATTGTTCATTGGCAGCTCGTCTTTCCGCCACTTTTGCAGCGTAGATGGTGAGCACTTTACGGATGATCTCCGATATGGTCGTGCCCGAACGGTCGGCCTCGGCGCGCAATGCTGCCATCAGGTCTTCTGGCAAAAAGAAGTTGTAGCGCTTCACTTCTTCTTCGCCGTCTTTGCGGACTTGATGAAGTCTTGCTTGGTGGGGGCACCCTTGGTGCCGGGTTTGCGCATCTTCTCACCAGAGCCTTCAGCGATACGCTTTTGCTTGGCGTTGATGTTTGCATAGAGACCGGGTTTGGTTGCCATGATGGGCTCCTTGGTTAGTGACGTGTGTATGTTACACCGAAACGCAAAACCGTCAAGTGCAGTAATGGGTAAGAAGCTCGCCTGCCAATTCGTTGAACCTTGGTCTGAAAATCGGAAAACGACCAAGTCCTCCATCCCCATTGCGCCGATTTAACAACTGCACGCGTTGAGTGTATAGCATGGGTTAAGTAAGTAAAAAGTATATAGACGTGTGTATGTTGGGAAAATTTTACCTTTGTTGCGTACGGCATAGGTAAGTAAGGGCGGGGGGCCGCCTTGTCCGTGTCCCTCCCCCTACCCCCCGTCATGGGGTCAAACCTACCCTGCCACCTAGCTATGAAGGGGCTGGGCGGTGCAAACCTACCTTGCCACCTCATTGTGAGAGTGCATCGCCACTTTCCACATCACGCTCATTAAAAAAGCACAATGGGTTATTGCGTCCTGCGATATACGGCGTCCCGCTTGCGGCCACGCTAGTCTCAATGGGTTAACGCACTGATTTGTTGCGATGTGTCTTTCATTAAAAATTGATTTTATGGTGTCGGTATTACATTGTAATACTATGGGCCTAACTTTTTGCGTGTTTGGGTGAAGTAACACGCCGGTGAAACCTACCGCATCACCTAAACCGCGAATGTGCGGCATGGTGTAAACATCGCATGGCAAGCATGGCGGTGGGTTTTGTAGTAAGCATTGCATGGTGTAGTGTTTACTATGAAACCTTTAGGAGTAAATCATGGACAATCAAATCACCGTTTTCGTCAACGACAACAGCATCGTGTCATTCAACGACAAAAAGGGCAATGCCCATCAGTTGAGCGCCGAAGGTGCATTGTTCAAAGGCGGTGCCGCACTGCGTGCTCTCAAGGATGTAGCTATGCAGGCCGCTTTCAGCAAGGCTGAGGCCGGTCGCTATCGTGCCGCATCGGATATCTTGTGCGCTTCATTCCCTAGCGTTGGCAAGGCTGTCGATAAAGTCATCGGTACACCATGGTCAAGCAAAACAACCATGGCCACTTTAATCACTGCGATTGATCGCGCCGATGAGCCTGTCAAGGGCTGGTCTAAAAAGCAACTCGAAGGTCGCGCATTCATCAGCGCCTTGCGTACCCTGCCTGCCTTCAAAGCTGAGCAAGTGACTATCAATGCCTAAGGTTCACACCTTGCCACGGGGCGAGCACATTGCCCCAATGCCTGCCTTGCGTGATGGTGATATCAATCGCCGGTTGCAAGGCGGGCTTCCACCAGAACCAAATCGTTCAGCATCCAAGCGTTTGGCCAACTTCTCAGGCCGATGGGCGCGCGATCCAATGAAGCGCATCGTCATCGAGTATCGTGGTGTGTATACACACGATTGAATTTGTTGGCCTAAAAACCAGCAAATTCTCCAACAAATTCAAAGAATGGCTTAACCATGCGGGTTTGCCAAGGTGAATTTGTGGATTATTCATATTGTTATAGAAAAAGAGTCAGATATACATTTTGAGTTGTTGTATGTGTGCGCTATGCGCGCACACATATCGCGTAACCCGTCTGACCCTCTGGAAAACAGCGCAAAATCACAAAACCTCTTGAAACCCGCATGGATATTGGGTTTGAATTTGTTGGATAGTTTTTGCGCCAGCAAATTGCCACTTCGTTTTGGTATCAAAGCAACAATAGATTTAATAGTTCTTGCAACTAAAATAGTTTCATAGTAGAATTCCGACATAGTATCACAGTGATGCTATTCAACCACAGGAATTAACTAATGTCTACTAAATCTATATCTTCTACGGTGCATTTCCCTAGTGAATTGCATACCAAATTGAAGCTACACGCTAGAACCGAAATGAGATCATTTCATAGCCAAGTTATCTATATATTGGAGGCCTATGCAAAAGCCCACAAGCTAGAAGTTGGCGATACTGCAACGGATGACCTCGACTTCGTGGAGGAGTGATGCCTGCGCAACTGATCGTAAGACCACATGACCCTGCGCTTGGGAAGCGACAGCAAGTGACAGTATCTGTTCCATTCCTATTGCCTGAGTCACATACATACACTGAGGACATTGAGCGTTGGCTTGGTTCTCAGTCAATCACACAACTAGCTACAACTGAGGGTATACCCTTAAGCGCGCTGGTTCAGCGTATCTTGTTAGAGATACACCCACACTTGGCCAACCAATGGCCGCAAGCCCGATGGTCAACTGCCCAACGCAGAGCACACGCTAAGAAACGCGGAGGGTATAAGACTAAGTAGTAACACGGCTGGCATCCGCAACTGCCACACTCACTAACTAACTCAAGGGTAAACCCTATGCCACTCACTTACTTAATCATCACGCCCAACACTGACCAACCCATCGACCTCATGGACGATGAAGACTATGTATGCACCTTCGACCCAACCGATGACGAGGTGACAGAATCATTGGACGATGCCATCAACGCAACATTCAAACAGATATGGGCGTGACGAAATCACCTATCACGCGCCTACACGGCATGGAACTGGGTGACTACCTAGAGTTCATGTCACTGTATCTATTAGTGCATCGCGTAGGCGAGGAGGTGGCCGAGGGTAGCCCTTGGCTGCTCGACCGCTTGGATACATTAAGGCGTAAGTATTCACCCACAACAATGACCAAAGTGCTCAACGATTTTCACAAAACCCGTAAGGACGCACAATCATGGAAGACTACCACCTGCCCATCTGCACCCACTGCTACGCGGTAAGGGTCGAACCACAACGCAAGAACATGGCACGCCCGACATGTATGGACTGTGGCGAAGTGCTGGCCAAGCAAGTCAAACGCACTGTGGTGCCCATGCCCAAATCAAACTACATACTGGTGACAGACTTGTCACTTCTTCATGGGCTCAACTCATCACACAAAGGTGGAGGCAAGCTATGACAGAAGCACTAAACCCACACATACACCACACTGAACGCTTCGGCACGCTGTATCTCATACCCCAGATCGGATGCCAAGGGTGCATGGGGTACAAATCAGACGACCCGCCAGCAAAAGTAAAAGACAGACCTGAATGTCAAAGCCTGCCACCATGTGGCGCGCACAGTGGATGGGCACCGGAATCTGCGTACATCGTATGGCTAACCGAGGTGAGGATGAAATGAAAACAATAACCATCAGTGGCCGTGAATACCTGTTGGTGCAAACGACCAGTAAAGCATCTAACTGCCATGGCTGTGCGCTCGATGCTGAGAAGACTGGGAATGCGTGCGCGTACATAGTATCGAGCCTGCCCTTAGATGCTCGGTGCAAAGGCAAAATCATCTACATCTTAAACACACCCAAATCCATAGCTGCATACGCGGCAGAAAGGCTATCGTGAACGCATTCCACTCAGACTACATCAAGACCTTCTACCCAGAGCTACTCAGTACGATCAAGCTCGAATCAACGCAAGCAGAGAATGGCCGTGTGTTCGGTGCCAAGTCCAAAGCATCGCGAGAGAAAGCGCATGGCAAGACAGTCAACACCATCAACACATCCAAGGGGCGTAAATGACAGAATCACCTATCATGGTTGTGCAGCTCAAAGTCAAGCAGAACTACGGCAACCAAGCGCTGTATCCACACAACGAGCAAGCCAAACTATTCGCAGCAATTGCAGGTACCAAGACACTCACGCTGGACACCATTAGACACATCATGCAGCTAGGCTACACAGTGGAGTACATCCACGATGAGGTTGTGCTGTGAAACGCGTACGAATCGACACCAAGAACTACTACCAAGTTCAGCAATTGCAGAGTGTGGTCAATGAGTTCCACGACGACCACGAAGGTAGATCACTTTGCATTGGGTGTGCGTTCTTTCGGAACGGCAGCCAGACCGCAGAATGCCCTGATGACCGAGAAGGTGTCTTGCGCTGCTGCGAGAAAGACATAGATTGGATATTCATTCCGGCAACCAAACAAGGGCTGGCAGCTTTTGTTGCTCATAGATTGGAGCACTCATGACGACAACCAAGATACACCTGCTGGACTTAGTGCGCAGACACGATGCAAGTCATGCCACATGGGAACTCATCGAAGACCCCTACCATGTGACTAAAGGTGTGATGTGTTGGGTAGTCACACTGCACAATGCAATCCCTACTCCGAGACATAGCTGGTTTGCTCAACACCGAGTAGCCGCGCACACAATCCAACTGGCCAATGGTGCTGAACTTATCACTGACGATTACATTGCACACATGGTCAACCAACGATTGGAGATAGCATCATGAGATCAAAGATCAAAGTTGGTGGTAAGTTCTATAAAGCTGTGCCTTGGATCAGACCAGAATCGTGCCATGGGTGTGATCTAGATAGTAGTTTTATGTGCATCAACAACGACAGCGTTGACCCCACATGTGACCACGATAGTGAGTTCGCAGGGCACATCTTCATTGGCATGGATAAGGAAAGCAGAGCACGCTATGTATTAGCACGATTGGAGGCATCATGATTTACGACTGGCACAGATTCAAAGCATTCATAGTTGGAGCCTATGAGTTCAGGAGTTTCTATACAAAATGGTATGGTGACTACGGACTCCAAAGGGCTTACGATAGTGGACGCGATTGGGCACACGCCTTAACTTTCAGGAGGTATGAGTAATGATTTTCCAAAACAGACTAGGCCTCGACAAAGGCAAAGGCTCTATTGATTTTGATTACATCGGCAACATGGACGATGAAGGCGTTCTATCAACAGTCAACGGAGAGCGAACCACATCTGAACTTGAGCGTGAGGCATACATCACTGGCAACATGCGCGAAGCTGCTGTGTGGGCGATAGTGCAGGACTTAGAGACTGCACTGGATGTAGCGTCAAGGTTAGAAGAATGAAATGGCGCAAGATGCGCTACAACGAGAACGCCAACACACATCGCAATGGATGGAAGTTCTGGGACTTGTTGGATAGCGACGGTTGCCAACTGTGCATGGTGCGATTTGTCCCCGGCCATTCAAATGGGCTTGACTACGAGGTGTTCGAGATGGACAAAGAAGATTGGTATCACTTCAGAACACGCAAGTTCACAACACTCAAGGGGGCACAGGACTACGCTGTTGCCTATTTCGTAAACAAGAGATTGGAGGAATCTAATGGCTGAAGACAACGAACTCACAGACTTTCAAATCGTATGGTGCGCGATCATGTTCATAGCATTGGCAACAATCTACATGGATGTGTTCAAGTGGCGTCCTGATCCGCCGGAGATATGTACTCGCACCTATCAT